CGTGCCGGAGACGTGAGTTGTCAGGCCGATCTTGCCGTAGCTGGGGGCCACACCTACGCCGCCCGAGATCAGCGCATTGCCCGTGGCTACATCGGCCAGCTTGGACAGCGCGGTGGTGGTGGAGGCGTAGAGCAGATCGCCCACGGCATAACTTGATTGCCCAGTGCCCCCGCTGGTGGCCGCCAGCGTGCCGGCTAAAGTCACCGCGCCAGTCGTAGCAGTTGCAGGCGTAAGCCCTGTAGTGCCTGCGCTAAATGATGTAACTGCAACGCTGGACGGCGTTGTCCAGGTTGGTGTTCCAGCGGCAGCAGAAGTCAGAAATTGACCGCTGGTGCCCGCTGGCGTAAAGGCAATTGCAGACCCAGTGCCGTAACCAATACCGCCAGCCGTAGGCGAGCCATTCAAGTTGTACGATGCAATCGTGCCCAGTTCAGGTCTGGACGGAAGCGTATCAAATTGATTCTGAAGGTTGAGCGTCGCTTGCTCGTACTGCGCAATCATTGACGCAAGCTGAGCTTGGTCATACACGATGCCAAGCTGGCCAAGCACGGCTTCTGCTTGGTCTGACATGGCCGCAAGCTGCGCGCTGTCGCTGATTTGTGCGATCTGGCCGGTCAGATCATAAACAGGTGGGCCAATCTGAAGATCGGATAGCGAAGTGTCGTTAGCGCCGCCGCCGGTCAGATTGAACAGATTGAAGAAGAAGCGATACCATTCCCGCGACATAAGACCGGTGCGCGGGTCAATGAACTCAACGCGCGGCGCGGGGATGTTGGTGATATTGATCGGGCTAGGCATTGGTCGGCGACAAGTGAAGTTCAGCGCCCATAATGGCGATCTTTACCGGGTCAGTGCCCGACACCTCATAGACTCGATCACGCAGCTTCATGGTCATGCCCAGCCTGCGCCAGAGTACGCGTCGGCCATACTCACCAATCTTGCCCATGCTGCGCCAATGCTCGTTTGACCATGTATGACCGGCATCATCCGACCAGCGGAGCATGACCTGGGGGTCTGTACCCTGAACCGTTGAGACCGACACCAAAATCGTTGTGCCGCTTTCAGCCAGCAAAGCCAGTCCAACTTCAGTGTTAAGCGAGTTCAGCAGCGTAGAAACGTCATTGCCATCCAGACCAACGCCCGATTCACAGTCAAGCTGAAGGCTGTGGTGGGCCATACGATTCAGATTGTTCTGGCCGGTTGGCAACGCACGCCAGGATCGCAGCCACTTCTGAATGTCGCCGTTGTCGGAATACGTGGTGAGGTCAAAGGCATAGATGTTGCCATTAGCGTAGTCGCCCACGACAATTTCACCGCCAAAGTTCATTTGGCAGTTGCTGCGGTGCCGCGTGAATTGACCATTGCTGAACCCGGCGCGTTCGTGCCAGGCTTGTGTGGCTACGTCATACACCCACGTCTTGCCTGCTGTGGGGAATACCAGCACATAGAATGCGTGGCCGTCTTGCTGGTAAGTGTAAGCAATCGCATCGGAAATATCCGAGTATTGTTGAATCTGCCATTCTACGGCGTGCGTGCTAATACGCTGCCCAGTGTAGCCATTGGCGCGATAGACGATGCCGTTACCGCGAGCATCAGACCCCAGCCAGAAGATGCCGTTATCCAGCTTGGCTACCGAGTAAGCGGCGGCACAGCCGATCTCGTTGAACGCACCTTGAATGCGCGCCAACGGGAAGTCGGCGTTGCCAGCGTCGTACCAAACTTCTACTGAATTAGTACCAAACAGCCACGCTTCGCGGTGGTCAATGATCAGCGAGACGAGTCCGTCGGGCGACCCTTCCGCGCTGGCAAAATCAAGCGGATCAACTTGAGTGCCTTCAAGCAGACTCGTAATCCAAACTTTTTGACTGTTAGGCTCATTGAATACAAAGTAACCATCTAAGTACCCCACTGTTACCGCGCCCGGAAAATCGGGGTCGGTAATCTGTTGGAACACAGAAGTGGAAGAATTGTAGATGTAGCTCGGGCCGTTACAAGCAATAAATAACTGGTTGCCGTTATCCGACATGGACACCGGCCCGGAACCTGACACAGTACCGAGCAGTGTCACTGCCCAGCTAGAGCTAATCCGGTAAAGATTGGTGCCGCTGACCGCGTATCCGTAGCCGCCGTACTGCCACAACCCACGGACAGGGCCGTCGCCCAAGCTGGCAAGCAAACGCAGCCCTGGCGCGCGACTCAAAAACGCAGGCTCTTTGCCCGCTTCCGGCACCATCTCGGGAAACAGATTCACCATGCGGCTATCCGCAGCATTGACGCTGCGGGCTACATAGCTGGAACCGAGAATTGGGGTTTTCATAATGCGTCTTGATAAATCCAGTGTGGGCTGTCATCAATCCAAATATCAGCTTTTATAATTGAAGCTTTTGCTTTTCGGCTGGTGTAAACAACATCAATTGGAACGTCGCTCACTACTTCATCAGGCCTACGCATTGTGACAATCTTTACAGTATGACCACGGGCACGCGCCGACTGGATAAAATCCTCCCACAACACCGGGTCGGCGGTGTAGGTTTTGTCGTAGTCAAGTGCAATAAGCATCAATAATTCCCTGCATACACGTTGAAGCGTTGGCGAGTAGCCACCAGCGAGTACGGCAGGCTCATAACGTCGTCAGGATTGTTGATGCGCTTGATGTTGCGCTTGGCAGACATGGCGATCCGTTTGACCTGCGGCGAAGGCTCTACACCAAACTCAGCCGCAATTTCGCACGCAAGGTTGTAACGGAAAGCGCGCAGATAGCCAGGGGGAAATGCAAGATCAGTTGCCAGCGTTGCAGGCTGCGAAAGGGGTTCAACCGAAATGAAGTGCCATTCCAACGACCGCGTAGGTTTCGGGTAGATGAACATCGAAACGTCGGGGTACGTTTCATTCACAAAGATAACTTGCGGATACGTGGAAGTAACCGTTTTGACGGCGATGCCGTTATATTGCTGCTGATTGATGAACTTAATGCCAAACGACACGTTAGTGCTAGGGTCGCGGTAGTAAGTAGCATCATCCAACCTAACCGGACGATTACCTACAAAGTTTCCCGTCGGGCCTAGTGTTCGCGTTATCTCATCAACAGGCCAAGTAAATACTTGATCCTGAGTGCTAAACACCGAAAGTCGTTCAATGTTCCACGAATCAATCATCTGATTCATGGCAAACAAGGCGTCGGCAGAAGTCTCAGCAGAGGGTGACTCACCTTCGGCAAGCTGCCCAATCAGACGCAACGCGCCGTTAATCAAGTCACCAGCAGTTGCCATCAGGCTCCCCTTTTAAGCTGCAATCTTCGGCGGTCGTCCTCGCCGTTTCACTTCAAGTTCATTGACTGGCGCGGATTCCGAGACAGGTTTCTCGGGATTATAGCGCACCCAGCCATGTGATTCATCATACTCAGCCTCAAGTTCCATAGTAGCGACCTTGGTGCCGTGACGTTCGTGTTTGAGATAGATATTCATAGGATAAAACGGGGCCGAAGCCCCGTTTGGCTTTACAGTACGTGGATCACAGCAAAGTTGATCACAACCGCTTCAGACAACGCGCCGCCTGAAAGGTTGCGCAATGTAATTGTGCAGCTTCCAACGCCTTTGCCGGAAACCCAGCAGTTGTATGCACCAGCAGTAGCACCAGATGCAACACTTAAAACCACAACATCTTTAGCGCTGATTGTGCTGTTTGTCAAAGTGAACGTGACGTTCGTGACGTTAGCCAACTCAGCGTTGTTCATGGTAATCTGGCCAGCAGACTTGTTCAAAGTCACGCCAGTTGATTTGCTTGTCAATTGAGTCACTGCGCCGCTTGCTTCTGCGGCGTAACCCAACTCGCCACCAGACATCACAAAGTCAGACCCAATGATGTTTTGGTCTTCGTAGGCAACGCCAATTGATTTGGTATTGGAGGTCATAATTTTTCCTTGTAAAACAGGGGCCGAAGCCCCCGTTTAATCTTTAGGCGATTTTGTACACTACATAAGCGCCGTCGCCAGTCTTACGGAAACGGAACAGTGCGCTAGTAGTGGCAGCCAGCGAAATAACAGCGTTGCCGCCGTTGGTCACGCCAGTGCTAAGAGCAAACGCCGCAGTGTAAGTAGCCGCAGCCGCATTCACCAACGCCAGATCAAACGTGCTGCCCACGCGGGCGCTAGGCACAGCCGCGTCAATCAAAGCGGCAGTAGGAAGCGTCAGTGTGGCGTTAGCCGTAGGAGTCGCTACCAGAACGCCACCAACAATTTGAGCAGCCGTCAGGGTTGCAGTGTCAGTAGCAGTTTGAGGGGCGGCAGCGTAACCAAGGATAGTTTCGTTGTTATTGCCGGAGCCAACTTGATAACCACCCGAACCATTAGGAAGAGCCATGATGTAATCCTTTCAATCGTTAAAAACCCCCGACGAACCGGGGGGTTTGCAAACTTAGCCCCAGATACGGCAAGCCATTTGCGGACGAATTGCGCTGTAGCCGTAGAGTACGTCAATACGGCAGGGCATACGGTCGTTGTTGATGTCGTATTGACGCACAACACGCAGCGAGATGCCGTTATGCACAGCACGCGAAGCCATATCCACGCCTTGCGGCAGGAGAAGGTCGGCGGTGGCAAACGTGATCGCATCCTTGTGATACACAAGGTTTTGAGCGTACTGCGAAGCAGCGGAACCCAGCATGGTGACAGCCTTGCCGCTGGCGGGCAGCACATTGACGGTCGCCAGAGCGTGAGCAGCGGAATACAGGGACGGGTAGAACTTCAGCGTGCCGGAGCTAGATGCGGTCAAATCTTCAGTCACGACGAATTGCTGGAGCGAGCCAGTGGATTCGCGGGTTTGCGGATTGACAGCATACACGTCGGCGATGGTGAACACGTCGCCCACTTTCCATGTTTTGCTGGAGCCAGTGAAAGAGATGCTAACCGACGAAGCGCCTTCGGAAGTCACAGCAGCGCCGAGGGTGATCGTGGTGCCCCAATCGCCGGTGGTGTGCTGTTTGATCGACTGGGACATGTTGATTTCATCAAAGCCCAACACGCCCGTGCCCATCATGCCATTCTTGAATTGCTTGGAAATGGTGTCGGTGGGGTTGAACAGACCCTTCATGCCTTCCACGAGGCCAGCGTTAGCGGCTGGGTTCACGGTGGCATAACGGGGCGACATAACAGCCGCGTTTTCGTTCAGCTTCTGTTGAGCTTGCAACAGAACCAGCGAAGTCGAAGGAGTTGTGCCGGGGGTGCCCACGCTGTTGCCGATGTACTTGTAGGCGTTAGCCACGTCAGCATCAATGGAGGAAGCCAGTTGGCTGATACGCGGCTTCAGCACGCGGTCAGCAAAGTCATCCAACTGCATGGTCAATTCAGCAGAGGTGAAGTTGATGCCGATATGCTTCTGGTTTGCCACGGACAAGGTGGTGAATTGTTCGTTGTCGTCCTGAGTTTGCAGGGCGGCACCGTCAGTCACCAGCGCGCGGTCGGGCAGACGGATACGCAGTGTGGAGCCGATTTTCGCGCCTTCAACGGCAAACGAATCGTCGTACTGGCGGTTCACGTTACGAGTAAGCACAAGATTATTCTCAAGGATTTCCAGCGCCTTGCGAGTAATCATGTCGATGGTTAGGATGCTATTTGCCATGATGATTCCTTAAAAGAAGTTAGCGGTTGCGTTGCGCTTCAGCTTTCCGAATTTGCCGGTTACGTTCTGCTTCAATCCACTCCGACGCGCTCATGGTTTTAGTTGAGCGTGGGTCAGTTGTATCGTAAGCAGTTCCGCCAGTAGAGCGGGCAGTAACAGGTGCAATCGGTGCCGGAGCACTAGTCGTTTTCTTTGTGACCGGCTCAGAAGCTAACTTAGCTTCGATCCGACCAATTTCTTTGGCTTGTACGAGGGGCGACAAACGAGAAATACGGTCAGCTTCTTTCGGATTAGAGCCAAGGTAATACGCTAGGTCTGGCCCTGCATCGGAAGATCGAATTGCCTCTGCCATCACGTTGGTGATTCGCAGATTGGGGTTGTATGCGACTTGCTCGAAGTCCTCATACTTGTCCCTGGCCTGCTCTTCACGCTCTTGATAGGCACTCAGCACTTCTTGCTGTTGCCGTTGAACTTCCCGCTGCTGGAGTCGTTCTTCTGCCTTACGGTCTGCCAATGCTTCGGCATACGCTTCAACAGATTCAAACTGATCCACGGGCGGCAAATCCACTGGCGCACTACGAGGCGCTTGTTGCTGCGTCCGTTGTGCTTGTTCCCGTTCCCACTTGCGCTGTTCTCTTGCAAGCCTTTTACCGATAGCCGCATCCAGTTCTTCCTGTGTGAAAGTCTTGGATACTGTTTCGGCAACTTCCGGCGTCGAAACTTCGGGTTCAGGTGAGGCCGTCTCAACCTGTTCCGGCGCGGGTGCTTCCGCTAATGCTGCAACTTCTTCATTCATGGTTGATTCCTGTGGAATCCCTGGTCTAACGGGCCAGTACGTTTAATACAGTTTAATACTATTTTGTTTATTTTGTAGCCCAACGATTAAAGACTACGCGTGATCCAGACGCCGCACTGCCAGCAAGCCCGGCAGTCAATGTAATAGACGTTGTGCCGCCACCACTGGCAATCGTAGTCCAATGCGTGTCGCGGTTATCTAAATTGATGCCTATTACGTCGCCGTTTGCGGTGCCCGTCCCGTTGGCAACGGTGATGCTAGTCGCCCCACTCAAAGCCCCGGCACTCAAGGTTGTTTCAAGTGAAAAAATGCAAATGTAAAACGAAAGGCCATTTGTATTTACACAAGTCCAACCTAAAGGAACAAAACCTTGCGTCGGTATAGCAGTGACCATCTGCATTGGAGACTGATACCTAGCCTCAAGCGGGTTATTTATGGTGGTCTTGCTGTACCTAACTACGTCAATATCACGCGACAACGCATTGGCAAGTTGTCCATTAGAGGAACGTACCCCTAAAACAACATATGCCACACCCGCAGTTATCGCCGCAGCAGTAAGTCGTCCGTAAGCGTAACTAGCGCCGGTTCCGTTGGTTAGTATATTTCCCGATGCTGCAGTTAGATTTCCTGTCGTCAGGAAATTAGTTACCGCAGTAACGGCAACAAGATTTTTGTCGTAGAACGCCACGTAAGCGCGGTAACGAACCGTGTCTCCGCTGTTCTCGTTCCGGTAGTTAAACTGATACACGTCGTCTTGTACCGCTTGCACAAAGTCCGATACACATGCGTCAGTATTATTACCAGCAATAATCCTCTGTAATTGCGGCAATCTTGCAGATGCCTGCCCAGATTTATTATTTACAATAGCATCTGCAATAGATGCACCGGCAACGATATTGGATCTGTAAATAACAGATTTTGAGTCATAAACAACGTTGCTTACACCGTTGTCTGTAATAGTACCGGTTACAATCGGGCTTAAAAAACCAATAGACTCGCTGCTGTCCCAAGTGTTTTGAATGATGTTTCGGCTTGCGTTTGTGCCGAAAACAATGGTTGTCGGCCCTGTTTCAAACCGCATACCATAAAAATAATTGTCAGAACCACGGTCAATGTTAATTGAAGCCGTATTTTCAAGAGCTCCGCTATAGAAATTATTGTGGTTATGGGCGTAAGTCCCATTAATCAAAATGTTGCTTGTGCGGTTTAAATAAAACTGATTTTCGTTAATCCACTGGACAGAAGATCCAGTCGTTGCAGGGTTATTAGTTAGCTCAATTGTTTCAGCATACTTAAGCCAAAAACTGCTGTATGCAGATGAATAATCTGTGGCATTTACCGCTGGCTCAGTGTCTGCATAGATTTGAAAATAAGTCGCTCTATCAACATAAATATGCTGGCCTTTTGCACCAATACAACGAACCGTTGGGGTTGCTGAAGAATCTGTCCCAACACTTCGCGTTACACTAAAGAATTTTTGCTCTGGGTTATTTGCGTTTGTTGCATTACCACCAATAAATATGCCGATTCCTGCGTGTGCAACATTTATAGATGCGTTAGAAAAATCAACTGTAATGTATCGAAAATTTATCGATGATGTAACGCGATACGATCCTTCAGCGCAAAGCGTCAGACCGTTAGAAAGACAATATGTAATGGCAGCTTGAATCGCCGCCGTGTCATCCGCCACGCCGTCACCGACAGCGCCGAAGTCTTTGACGCTCGCCGTCTGACGAAGTTTGGCTTGAACGGTAGTCGTAACGGCACCTGTGCCTGTTGGCACGTAGGGCATGGTGGCAAGCGTGGTTTGGACAGTCGCGCCGCTCTGCACAACCGGCACAAGTTCGGCGCCAGTCAGCGGAAGGGTGGCTGCTGGGAGTTCGGAGATTTTTGTGCCGGCCATGTGTGCTTACTCGTAAACGACGGTGAATTCGATGGTGTTAGCGGCCACAACGTACAGCCCTTTGCTGAACCACATGCCTGCGGGGAAACTCAAGTACTGAGCACCTGCCGTAACCGTAATGGTGTTGGCAATCTTAGGATCATTAGTGTCGGCAGTTGCAGAATCATAAACAGCAAGAGTGCCGCTTGTAGTGCTAGAAACAAAAATGCCGAACAGTTTGCCCGCGCCGACTTTGACCTGATTGGTTGTTGCAAGTTGCTTATAGAGAGCCATTTTTTACCTCAAGCCAAGAAGCGAAGTTTGTATAGTGTCGAGAGGTAAAGCCCGACAATTTCATCAATGATGTTATGGATAGCGGTGCAGTCCTTATCGACTACCTTGTAACGCACAGACTCAATTTCATCCATTTGGTTCTGCAAGAATTCTACGATATTAGTCGTCTTTTTGGCGGGTTGCAGGGCAATTCCGCCAATCAGACCGTATTTGCCTTGATACGTTTCGGCAAAGTTATCCGCCAAATCAACAATACTTTTATAGAACTTCTGCAAAGCCTTGTGCTTGGCATAGCTGCGGGTATTCAGATGCACCGAATGGGCTACGTCGCGTCCGAGGAATAGCAGACCGACAAAATCAGCGGCTTTCATTGCATTCCTTCCATTGGTTGCGGTGCCTGCTCAGGCATCATTTCTTGAGGTTGTTGCCCCATATCTTGCATCTCTTCGCCCGGCAGATCTTGTCCCGGCATCTCAGCCATCAAATCACCCGAAGTAATCATGCCATGTACGGTGCCCATGACAATATCCTGAATCTGCTCTGGTGACATGCTGGCTTGAACCGCGCTGATACGTTGCGTTTCGGCTTGGTATGCTTTGACCTGAGAATCAAACTCTTTGATTTCAATGTCGCGCATTTCCATCGACTTGCTGACGTTTTGCAGCATCTGGTGCAGTTGATCAAGTTCTTGACCCATCGCCTGCATTTGCTGTTCGGCGGCCTGCAACTCCGGCGATTTGTCGCCATCTTCCAGCAACTTCGGGTCAATTGTTTTCTTGAGACGTGCTGCAAGTTCATCTGCACCCGGCCAATCCATGTTCTTGACGAACAGATCGCCAGCCACAGCCCAAAGTTGCGGGCTACCTTGCAGAATCTGACTCATGGCGTCCATAGCTTCCTGACGCTTGGTCATGTAGCTGGGGCCAGTGGTCACGCACACGTCGTACTTGCCGATGCCGGGGTTGTAGATCTTCTTCAGCACAACGCCGGTCTCATCCACGATCTTCTTGACCGGCTCTTGCTGAGTCGGGTCAATGGAGGCCATATCGGTTGTGCCGTCCATGCCGATGATGCGTGCAATTCGCTGCGTATCGTAGATCTTAGGGATCATATCCACGATCTGACGGGTTACATGACGCACGGCGCGGGCCAGATTATCGACGTAGTGATAAGTACCCGTATCGCCTTGCTTCTCACGCGCCAGAATAGCCCGGCCAG